GAAGCCTGTTACTACTTGTGACGTTACTGTTGGTTGTACATCGCCAATAGGTGATGATATACTGCGTGTTGGTGCCGGTGCAGGAGGTGGTGATGGTGGTGCTGGTGGTGGAGTATATGGACGATTTGCTGATTCTAGAGCTTTTGCTCTTAAATCTTTATCGTTACCAGCTAACATAATACCAGACAATGTACCTGTTAAGAATGTTGCAATAGGAATAATCAACTCAAAGAATTTTGAATCAATTGGACTGATAGCGTTTAATGGTTGAGTAACAAAGATGATGGAGAATAATACAACAAACACAATACCTGTTAGTGTTAATGCTAAACAGATACCGATAAAAAATTTCAAACGAGCCATCAACTGCTCTTCTGTGTACATGAAAGTATTATTATTTTCCACAATTTACTCCTTGTTGTTGCTGTTGGCAAGTTGCTGGTTTTGTTTTTTGTTCTTCCAAAATATTTTGAGCTTCTTTTGGTGGACCTAATCTTGGATCCCTTTGACCTTTGAAAATATGTTCTGGACAAGTTCTTGTTACATCACATATTGGAAATTTACACAAATCTTTATCCCAGTTTGTTGGGTCTTGGCAAGGATAACGGAATCTATCTCCAGCAAAAACTGCCAATGTTAGCGGCAAAACAATTAATCCAATTGCAATCCATAAGAGATTTTTATCTGACATAATTAAGCTCCCAAAACATCTAAAGCATGTTCGTAATGTTTAATTCTATCTTCAAGTCCAATTGTACCACCATTGATACGTTTGGTCATGTTTAAAATATCACCTTTGTCTGCCAAAGCATTTAAGTTATTTGTTTCCCAGAACCAGCAAGCTGATTGAGCTGCACCTTCAAAAGTAGCAAGATATTCTGATGCTTCTTCTGGTGTAATTTCTAAAGAATCGGCAAATGCAACATAGTTAGATTTACCAGTCAATTGAATTAGTCCACGGCCGCAATATTTATAACCATCACCAGATGCTTCATCACCATTACCCATACGGCTTGCATAGACACGATTAGCGATAGCCGCTTGTTTATTTGGTTTAGAACAATATTCTTCCGCTAACGCATCTGTTGGAAAATATTTACCAAACAGTTTACGTAAGGTTGCAGGTTTGTAATTTAGATTTTCTTTAAGTGCAGTAAAACTACCAGATTCATGAGCACATTGAGCCATGAATGCTGCTATTCTTTTTGGTGTATTGATTTCGTAGTCAGGCAACAATTGTGACAAAGCATGAAACCAATGGTCAATATATGGGTTCTTTGGCAGTAATTGTTTTAATTGTTCTTTTGTTAGTTCCATTATTTTACACTTTCAAAAATTTGTTTTTGTTTTTGATACCATTCAATCCATGCATCATTTTTCACGGCACATTCATAATATGTACCATAATTATTTGTTATTGTTTTAGTAACATCACTTAATTTAGCATCTTCTTCCACTTTTTGTAATTGTGGACAAGGCATCATTACAATACTACCTGGTGCTTCTGGAAACTTCATCGTAACTGGAACAGTGGTAGAACAACCAACTATTAATAAAGGTAAAAGATATTTCATTTTGGTGCCTCTGCTGCATCATTATGTGCTTTAATAAATTCTTGTGGAATTTCACAGACTCCACCTTTTGCAAATTTATCATCATATTTAACTATCTCACGGTCAACGTATTTAACAATATCTTCACCACGGGTCTTAATTACTTGAGTTTTAATTACTAACTTTTGAACAATCTTTACATTTTCTTCTTTTGATTGTACTTCAGCTGCAGCAACTTTATCTTGCATTTCTTTTACTCTTGCTTCCCATGCATCATTATCATGCAGTGCACCGGCCATAAAAGTACCTATTGCAATTGCAACAATAGAACCAAGTTGTATGGGAGTTTTATAAACATAAACAAATGGAATAAATGACAAGAATCTTACAAAATAAGATACGACCAAACCGACAACGCCGGCAATTAAGACGGCGTAAAAAATCCAATTAGGTAACCAATGTAATAACCACATAATTTATGCCATCGGTGTTTTTCTTTTGGCCATCTGTATTAGTACAGGACCTTTTTTATTTTTTGGATTGACACCAGGTTCACCACCTTTGCCGCCAGAACCAGCAATGTTTCCAGAACCAACATTGTTAGCAGCTACAACACCACCACCCATGCCATCCTCTTTTACAACTTCTTCTGGTACGCAATTGGGAACTTTTCTGCCACCCTTCATTTTCATGCCGACAGCAGTATAACCAGTCCAACAAGCTTTCTTTAGGTCGCCTGTTGGTTTTTTAACTTCGTTGATGTATTGTTTAAAAGTTTTCATATTTGTGTTAATATCTCTGCGACATTTAAATCTAATGGAATTTCTGCTACTGATATATTTTTACCTCTAATTCCATACACCATATCTGGTGCAATGTTTAAATAAGATAAAAACGTTTTCAATATATCATAATCTCGTTCATCAGTCTTATAGAATAATATTCTTGCTGTTGCTTCAGAACCAAAAACATTATTCAATAAGATAATATGATTTAGAATAAGTCTTTCTTTAATTGTCTTGGTGATTTTATATCTACGAAATAACCTTTTCAGGTATTTTGTTCTTTTAATATCTCCCTCAAACTCAGACAAAATGCAATGCGGTGATGTATAACATTTAGCCGCATACATTAAAAAATTATCTTCATTCAAATTATCAAACATAGTGTAGAAACGGGCACCCAAAGGTGCCCATTTTCATTATAGACCAGCGTAGTATGTTAAACTATTACTTGTATTACCCGAAATCGTGTTCGATGCAACAGCATTAGCCAAACACACTAGTGTTTCTACTTGTCTACGTCCTGCACGACCACCAGTGCCAGTAACAACACGAACCCAACCAGTGTGTGCGCCTTCTCCATGATTTGTTGCACCCCAAGAAGCATTAGCAGCACGGGTAGCGGTAACTAAAACTGTATCTTGGTAATATGTATTTGCTGGACCAGTTGACCATCTGATTTGTTGGTCAAACTCAATTAATGTACCAGACGCTACAACAGCAGTTGTGCCTGCATTGAATGTAACTGTATTACCAGTGACACTTGTAACTCTTGTGTTTCCAACAAAGAAGTTTGATGTACCATTAGCTGTTAAACCTGATCCGTAGGCATAACTTCCAACTATTACACCAACGTTTGCTATGTTATTTTGACCGCCATCATTATAGACAAAAGTGATAGTAGTAGCACCTGAAGCAGTACTATTTGCTGTTGTTGTCTGATAAACTTCACGGACTTGTCTTAAATCCGGAAATTTTGGTTTTGTATTTGCATATAAATCTGTATTTGACCATGCTGACATTTGTGTCTCCTTTTAACCTTTGGTTATGTTGCTTATTTATGTGTTATTTGTTTTTACCAGTAGGATCAGATCCTGGACGCTTCTTCATCATTGGGTCAATCTCAATAGTATCTCTTGTTTGACCTGTTAATGTCTTTCCACCAGTCAAGACAGCTGCCGCATCTGGTTTATTCTCACCGACATTATCTGTTGGTTTTGTTATACTCATCTTTGGTTTCTTGCCATAAGATGTTGTTGGTTTATCTTCCTTTTCATGGTCGTATAACTCTTCCTTCATATTTTTTCTTTTATATATGGATTTGATTATACGAGCAGACTTGGACCTTTGACTTTTTCTTTCAGCATCTGATGGATTATCTACTTCCATACCTACTGTTTGTGTTGCAGCCATTGAATCTTGAAACTTATCTTCTTTGACTGGAGTAAGAGCACGCTTGGCATTTTCCGCATTTCTTGCTGCTTCTTCTTCACGTTTCTTCTTGGCAGCTTCTAAAGCCTTTTGCCAACGCACCGCAGCCGATTGTGCTTCTACCAATGATTCATCATTATGTTCAACAGAATCACCCATGTAACGACCTTGGCCATAACCACGGCGTTCGGCTTCGGTAGGAGGTTTTCCAGGTATTGACTTTTGTGGACCAGAATTGGCTTTCTTCATTTCGGCTGATGTTCTGTCACTAAGTCTTTTTAGACCAGCATTACGAGCATTCAACTTTGTTTTTGCTTCTTTGTCTTGACCCATACTGGACATTACTTTAACAGCAGCATCTTGTCTGCTCTTTACGGCAGCTGCATGATATCCAGTAGTTGATATTTCATCAATAGTTTCAACTTCTTCATTTTTAGTTGACAAATAAGAACCAACAGTATTGATGTAGTCCGCAGCCAAAGTTACTTTTGATTGTACCCAAGCAGGCATTTGTTTTTCGTAATCTTTACCAATATAATCACGAATCATTTTTGAACAACGGTCAATATCGTCCAATTGATTTAAAACCATACTGCCTTCATCATCCAACATTTTGCCCATGGCGATAGCGACATGATTTTCTGATATTTGTGGCATAATTTCTTCATGGATTTTAGAAATGTAATTATAATCTTTCATTGTCAACATTCCTTTTTTACGAATGTTAATCAACTTCTCCACAACACGGTGCAAATCCATATCTGTTCTGATATCTTCACGAGCCAATTCTAAAACACGAATAAGCAATGGAATATCCAATGTAACAGTATCTTTCTTATCAGTCATTTCATTAAGTCTGCTATTTTTCCAATTAATGAACTGATTTGTTTTTGAATGAGCAACTTTTTGGTCTTTTGTAGCAAACTTTGGATTAATACCTCTAGATAATAGATATTTGTCCAAAGCTGCATCCTCGGAAATGTCCGTATTCTTAATTAATGATTTAAGTAATTGTGCTCTGCTCATTTTGTACCTTATTCGGATGTGCCTGTTTTTCCAAGCATTTCATTTTTCATTCTTTTCATAGTTTTTGCAGCAAGTTCTTTTGCATTGTTCAAGGGTTTATTTTCTGCATTGGTAACAAAAGGAGTGTCCATACCAGGAGATGATACTGGTGTACGACCTTCTACTACAACTTCTTCTTTTTGAGTTGGTTTTTTACCGGTTTGTGGTACACCCATCTTGCGTTGTAGGTCTTTACGTTGATCCTCATCGGAACCACCAGTCAAGGCCTTAAATGCTTTTTTTGCAGCATTCTTCATCATGTTTTCTTCAACATATTCTTCATTCTTTTTTCCATAGTAAGCACCAAGAGCCATTTTCTTGCGTTCAGCCTTAGACTTACCAGCAAATTTTGGATTATCTGAATGTATAAAATCATGAATGTAATCACCAGCATCTGCATCTTTAGAAAGAACTTCATTAATCAATTCATCAAGAATTGGTTCTTCATATTTTTCTTTCATACCCTTTAACGTCATAGGACCTGGATGATATTTCACTTTAGTGCTCTTACTATCTGAACCTGGACCAACATCATCTTTTCTTTTCGTTTTTACACGGCCAGAAAGAGTATCTTCTGTTCTATCTGAAGGATCAATTTCTTCTTTCAAATGACCAGCACTTTTAGCAGCATTAAGTACATCAGTACGGTCTTTATAACTTCCATTAAATGTGCCTTTAGCAAGATGTGGCTTATATAAGTTATGGTGTTGTGGTTTAATATGTTTCAATAAAGCAGCACCTGCTGGATGTAAAGTATCTTCAATTGCTTCTTTCATCTTTTCTTTTGGTTCTTCTTGTTCTGGTTTTTCTTTTTGTTTAGAACCACCATAACGTGAACCTTGTTTTACACCAGAACCACCATTAGGTTCAGGTTTACGTGGACTTTTGTAATCAAAAGCATTTTCTTCAACTGTTTCTTCAGATGTTGGTTTTTTACCAGCACGTAGAGCTGCCAAATCTAAAGCATCAATTGCTTTTTTATCACCAGCAAGTGCAGCGATTTTCTTTTGGGCTGGAGACAATTCTTTCTCCATGATTCCTCTGATTACGTCAGCAACTGGGTCTTTTTTATTAAAATTTATCATTGTTGTTCTCCGTTTAGCAATTCCATTTACGCAAAGACTTATTGATTCTAGAATCAGGATCATTAGCTGTCTTAGCAGATGTTAACCTTTTTTTCATACCAGACATTCTGGCACAAAACGACTTTCTTCTTTTTGCAGCTTTACTATCTGGATCCAACTTAGATGGCTTTGTTGTAACAGCCATTGAAAGTTTAGAACCTGGATGTTCTCTGCGATACGAAGCAATACCTTTTCTATTTAACCCACCTTTTGGATCTTTTCCGGCAGAACGTTGCCATGCAGGTGAATCTTCTTTAATATTTTTTGCAGCTAATTCAAAACCTTTTCCTTTAGCATCTGCTGCACCACCAAATTCACCTACTGATTTTTCTCTATCTGCTTGGTCTTGGTATTCTTTGGCTTTATCTTTTAAATGCTTTTTCTGACGCTTAATTTCTTCAGCATCTTGGTGCAAGGTTTGTGCATCAACTTCATTTAAGTATTCTTTAAAAGTTTTCATTTCTTCTTCTTTTTAATTACAGTTGTTATGTTCTTATCTTGGTCTTTGTATGACTGCATCGGTTCTTTATTGGTTGCACCACCTAAAGTTCCACCAACACCCATATCATTTGCACCTGGATCGTCTATTGCTTCTACAACTTTTCTTCTAAAATTCTTAAAGTCTATCTGCTCTCTGTATGTTACATCGCCTAGACCAGACATAGGGTATACTGTTCCCTGTTGGCGTGTATCGAATTCTGGACCGATGGTCGTTACATTTCTAAGTCTTTGACTTACAGTAGGAACATCGGTGTTCTTTTTCTTTTTTATTGTTTCTTTGTCTTTGGAGAAGTTGCTTTCTTTTGGCTCTGGGTAGATTTTGATTTTGGGGCCACTTGCTTCTTCGCTGTACGTTTTGAAGGTGTAACTACCTCTTTTTTTGTTTCCGTCCCACTTGATATCACCGGAGTTGGGGTCACCTGCTCTGTTGTCTGGGGTAATGTCTCCTGGACCATCGGCTTTTGGACCTCCTCCACTTTGGAGTCTTGGTCCTTTGGCTTTATTTTCAACCAATCTACTATTTTCTTTAGCATGATAATTTTCCTTAAAATAATTAAATGATTCATTGGCACCCAATCTACCATGATTTTCCAACCACGAATAAGAAATTTCGCCATAGTTTTTACTGTCTATAAATGTATTTATTTTTTTATAGGTCTCAGTAATATCTTCCTCAATAGATTCGATTTCGGAACTATTGTCAAAATATATGAAGTTATCAAAATTTTGTACGTAAGATTCTTTACAAGATTGGGCAAGTTCCCACTTTTCTCGTCTGATTGATTCGGCAATCATTTTTGTCAATCTTAGATTTCTTTCTTGGCTGGCTCTGTCTGTGGTATTAACGAATACCATAATTGTTTCATAACCAAGTTCTTCCAATTCTTCTCTGATTGTAATGATACGAGAATGGTCATCAGCAGGCCCATTAATGATTAATGGTCCACGATTTCTAATTGCTTCTCTACGGAAGTCATTAGATTTTTCCGATAACTTTTGTTTATCCATCAAATAATCAAATGCCTGTATTGAATTTAATTCTACTGCTCTTGATTCGGCAATTGCTTCACGGATGATAATATCTTTACCTGATCCAGGCCCACCCGTCACAAAAATGGCTTTAAACATACCACGATTGTAAGATTCATGTAATCCCATACCTTTTCTTGTATCATGCATCAATTCCTTTACATGAACACCAGAAACATGACCAGGAACACCTTGTTTGAATTTTGCAAGGTCTTTGTTCTTGGCATGTTCACGCATCTTGGTACCAGACATACCAGTTGTACCTTCTGCATCTGGATCACGCTCACCAGCTGAATGTACATGGATCTTTTTGAAATTATGTAATGCACCTTCATGTGTACCATTGTACTTGTGCAATTTATCTTTCATCTCACGCACACGGTCGGAACCAACAACCATATGTAGGTGTGTTACACCTTTTTTGTGAAGTTCGGCTGCATGGTGTAAGAACGTAGGATGTTCTTTTGAAGATGCTTGAAAATTAGTATCAGGAGAATATCTCTTTAAGTGTTTAACCTTTTGTGCAGAAGATAGTGGGTTTTTCTTTGCATCTTGAGAATGAGAAGTTACAACAGTATGTGTTGCATTATGTTTTGCAGCAACCTCTTTAACTTTATCAATCAACTTCAAATGTCCGGTGGTGGGCGGATTCATTCTACCAAAAGTAAAGACATGGTGTTTTTCACCTGTCTTTTCTTCGTGTAATATATCTAAAAATGATTTCATATTTTTAATGTCCCGCAAGAACACTTACTCCAGTTAATGGGCCATTCACATGTTTAACTTGTAAACTCATAACTTTTTTACCGTGTTCATCGTGTTCATGTTCATGTGCTTTAACAGTTATATTACCTTGGCCGGATTTGTGGAAAGATAAATGATGTGCATTTCTGACCTTGTGATACATTTCATTGTCTGATGGATCCGTTGCGTGTGCGTGCACAGGTTTGTGTGTATTAGATTCATGTTCATAACCACCTTGGCCATGAACTTTCACATAAGGTAAAGAGTGTTTTGAATTACCTTTTATGTAGGTATGTAAGATGTGGTGTTTCAATTCTTCATGGTGTGACTTAGCCATTTCAGAATATCCTTTATGTAACTTATCTCTGACTTCGGTATTAATTTGTTTTGAATGTTCAACACCTTTATGATAAGTAGCGCTTGTTTTATAAAGTGGATTTGCTATTTTTTTAGCATCGTCAAAGTGTTTTGGTCCTTTGATTTTTCTAATAGCCGCAGCTTTATTTGTACCAAGTTTATGTTTATCCATAAATTCTTGGTGACGCTTACTTACATGGCCGTGAATATCATATTCACCAATTTTTTTATCTTCGCTCATTTTTTATCCTAAATGCTTTGTTAAAAAGTTACCAACTTCGTTTGTTCCACCGTTGTGGAATCCAATAGAACTAGATTTACTAGATTTTGCTGAGATTCCCAGGTAATGATGTTCAGCATTTTTTGGTTTTTTATGAAATTTAACAGCAACATCTGTTGGATTTTCTTGTTGAGTAGCTTTAATTCCTGTTTTTCTTTCAATATCTCCAGGTTTTGATGTTAAATGCACTTCATGTACACCTTCATAACCTTTTTTCTTTGCATGTTCATGGAAAACATGAGCTTGTTCTTTTGCTCTAACTTCTTGATTTTTTACTTCTTGTGTACCGTGTTTTTTGTCATGAGCATCCAATACAGATTTGTGGTGTTTATCTTCTGTTTCGTGATGTTTATCAATATATTTTCCACCATTTAAATGTTTAGCCAATTGTGTTTCATTATAACCACCACGACTATTATTGATGGATCTGGATTCTTTTTTAGCAGCTGCAACATTTGCTTTGTGTTGGTCAGATAAAGCAGGTTTCTTTAACTCAGTAATTAATTCTTCATGCAATTTATCTATTAAAACCATTTCATGATTTTTTTTCAATTCTTGTTTTACATCTTCTGGTGACATATGTCCAGAAAAAGTATGTGTCAAATCACCAAATTTATTATGTAGATGATAAACATTATCATCTGCGTGGTGAGTCATTTTATACAAACCCTTAGATGGATGATAAAAAGTGATATTACCTTTTTTTATTTCTTCTGATACCCAACTTTTAAAACTCTTCATTTTCTTACCTTTAACAGATTTTGTTTAGCGAATTCGGCACGGTTAACCAATTTAGTTGGTTCATTATTGTGGTGTACAACGAAACCTTCTGGTTTAGATTTCTTACCATCAATATGGTGATGGTAACGTCCCTCATGTGTTTCTAAAGAATTTACCAATGCGTTCTTGGCTTGGTGTAGGTGATGATGCATTGCAAACAAGTTGCCATAATGTGCCTTGTGTTTTTCAACGTGAGCAATTTGAGACTTACCTTCACCAGTTTTTTCTGATTTGGCCTTTTCAGTTTTTACTTTTGCTGCTTGCTTTTCGTGTACATCGTGTAGATGTTCTTTGAAACCTTTAACAGATGGAACTTCATCGTGTCTTACAGTTTTATTGATGTATGTAGATAGGTGTCCAGTTTCTCCACCATGTTTTGGATGGACTGCATCGTACATTTTATGACCATGTGTGTCATGGATTTCTTTTGCTGCAGCCATGTGAGATTGAAACTTCTTCTCATTTTCAGGAGAATGTTTAACTTTGCTGGTGTCATGTTCTGCACCATGAATATGAACATCTGGATGTTCTTTGAAATTTTCATGGTCGACATGAGGAGAAGCACTTTTCATATCATCACTGTATTTGTGATGTACAACGATACCTACTTTAGACCTTTTTACCTTGGCAGCATCTTCTTTACTTTTAGGTGTATAAGTGATTGTATTTGGTGTGAAAGATACTTTACTGTCTTTTGCTTCTACAATAAAACCTTCATGTAGGTGTTTGGTTTCTGCATGGTGCATCAAATCGCCTTGATAAACACCAGTTTTAGGTGTTACTTTTGGTAGGTGTTTGAGTGCGTGTTTTAATGTTTTTGCAAGACCTGGTGCATGACCATGGTTTCTATCAATGTCTTTTTCTGTATGGTTAATCTTTGGATCTTTATTAAAAGCAGACTTAGTTGCAACAAAGAATTTACCATTTGAAGGATGATGACCAAAAACAAGTGATGGAGAACCATCATATTTCATTGTTAGATTACTGCTTTTTGCACCAGAGGTCATATGAGCATGAGCCTTCATTAGTGCTTCGTGTGCGTGTTCAAAACCAGCATGGCCATGCATTAATGGCCGGTCTTCAGCATGATGAATGTGCTTAAGTTCTCCGCCTTCAGCTTCTTCTTTTAAAAACGATTGAAAAGTTAACATTAATATTTACCCCTAGATATGCAACACACTTTGGTTGTCAATGGGCTTATTTATATGTTTCGGACTTCCATTTATTAACAAAATCCGTACAAACACCCGTGATGTCCAATGTTTTTACATAATCCCATTGGCCTTCGCCAATTTCAGGCATCACAGCGATGCTTTTAGGGAACAATTCTTTTATCTTAGGATAGGTCCAAATGTAACCCCGACTGGTCAGGGTAACATCATCTTCTTGGTGCCAGAAACAATGTAAACCTTCTTCTCTCAATAGATTTAATGCGGCCAGGTTCTTACAGTGAATCCATAGACCAAATTGGTACAGGAATTCAATGGTTGTTTCATACTCAGGTTTGTCATGTCCCAACCACCAACGTTCATGATACCACCAAACATCAATCTCACAGGGAATTCCTTCTGCCAGACAATGACGTATTTGTTTTGGATGGTTCTCTAATTCTTTATTTGGTCCATCAATTAAGGCACGATGAGCAATACAAATCATTACCAGTTTTCCTTTGGAACGTATGCACCTTTTGGTGTGTGCATCAGAGTTTTATTAATATTAAATTCTTGCCATGGAAGATTTAATTTAGAAATAAAGGCAGATGACATTTCGTGGGGGCAAATATAACCAACTTCTTTGTAAAGTTCAGGTATAAAATACAAAATTTTTGAAAATAATAACATATGAAATAAATTTCCAATTTGCATCATATCGCCGGTTCCTTTACCCATGTGATTTGGATGTACATTTGTATAGAATATGTTCGGATCAAAATCAGGTAAATCTTGATTGTAAATTAAGTCTGGTCTAAGTCTAAGAATTAGATCATATCTTTTACCTGTAGATATCATATGTTCTTCCATCAACATTAAACCCTTAGAGATTTTATTGAACATTGAATATAGATTTTTAGGTCTAACATGATGCTCAGTATATTGTTTGGTTATTTCTTCAAAAGTATTATTGTAATTTTCAAAATCTTCAACTTCAATTTTTAAAGCATTAAATGCTTCAGATACATCTTTTATTGGTAATGAAGGTGACTGTTCATAATAACCTAATTTTGTGGAAGTTTCTGATGTATCGCAATAGCCTTCATCTGACCATGTGTGAATGAAAACATCTGGATTGTATCTTTTCAAAATTCTTTCTTCAAAATTTGAAGATACTGTTTTCCACATTCTCATATGGCCTGTTAAAACAACTGCAACTTTCATTTTTTACCTTCTTGTTGACGATTTTTACGCAATAGGTAACTAACAATATTTTTTGGTGTACGTTTTAAATTATTGTGTTTGATAGCATTTCTCAATAGGCCGTGTGGTGGCGATTCATTACTGTTACTATAAATTGGATTATAAAATTCATTCATCATAAAGTTGGATATATTAACCATATCATCTCGATTTGTCCAAAATAATTGGTCATTCAAGAATTCACTATCAGGTTGGCTACCAGCATCATGGATTAGTTCTTTCTCACCAATATCATAGTCGAATTCATTATACATCAAATCAAATCTGGCACGAATCAGGTAATCATATTTGACTCCTGTTTTGTTTTCATGGTCAATAACCAAATCAATACAGGTTTTTAGTTTTCTATATTGTGCATAAGATGAATGTATATTTTGTAGTAACGGATGCAATCTACTGTTTTCTTCATTTACAAATCTAGTGATTTCTTCATCCCGTTCTATGAGGACTGATTTTACATTCAATCCTTCAAATAGTTTATTGAGATAATCATAGGTCAATATCTCATCTTGGGTATCCCCGATGTTGTTTTTAACAACAGGGTGATAACAATATCTCAGGTCGTATGTGGAAATAAAAATATCAATGTCACCAAAAGTTTTCTTAAAACTTTCTTTACATTGGTCAAATGTTCTGACATTTCCCACTAACATTAATGCTATTTTCATAATTTTTCACTTAATATATTAAAATTGACTTTGAAGCCTAAAATCATTTGGTCTAATAATACAATTAACAAATCTTTTAGTAACCCTTTTAAGGTTGAGGTGATTTATAGCATTTTTTAATAAACCATGTGGTCTTACTAAAACACTTGTTTCATATACTGGATTGTAAAATTCTCCAATAATAAATTTTACAATATTAAACATATTATTTCTATTACACATCAGTATCAAATCTTCTGGATACTCATTATCATCATTGGGACCAGTTACTAAAACTTCATCTTCATTAAAATTAAAATCAATATAATTAAAAATTACATCTGTTCTCACTTTAATAATTTTGTCGTATTTAAAGTTATTATTGTTTTCATAATCTTCTATTAAATCAAGTCCTTTTTTTAATTTTCTATAATAACCATAAGAAGGTTTCATTTGATTATCATCCAAATATACATTCTTAAAAGAATTATGAAATTTTAAAGATTCTTCTTCTATTAAATTATTGATTTTCAATGAATCTTCAATCTCAATACTTTTTGGAGAAAATTCTGAAAAAACATCAGACAAATCTTTTTGTTTTAATATCTCATCTTCAAAAAAATTAAGATGTGTTTTGACTCCTTGATTATAATCATATTTTAAATCGTATGTTGTTATAAAAACATCAAAATCTTTATCTTTAAAAACTTGTTTAAAATTTTCTTTACAACTTTGCCAAGTTCTAACATGGCCGACCATTAATAATGCTACTTTCATTTATAGTGTTCCAAAAAGTAATTTAAATCTTCTGGTGTACCGATGCCCCACATACGATCGATATTCTTCACACGAATCTTTTTACTGTCACCAATTGCTTCATTGAAAACTGGACATACGTAGAATTCATTGTTGACACGGATGTTCTTACTAATCATTTGTTCAGCATATTTCACATAATCAGAACCATGACTCCAATAGTATATACCAACAGTAGCAATGTTAGATATGGGGTTCTTCTCTGCCACTTCAGAAACAAATCCATCATTTCCAAGTTTTGCAAAGGACCATTTAGGATGAGTTGACTCAAAAGTAACAATACCACCGTCAATGGAATCGGCAGTAAAAGCATAAAGACATTCATTAGAGTTCCATTCAACAAATTGGTCGGAGTTAGCCATCAACAAAGGTTCATCATTGTTAATTAATTCTTTAGCAAGTAGTGTAGTACATGCTGCACCTTCTGTCAAGCCATCCACTTGTACAATATCACATCCAGGTGCAATTAAATTCAATACGGATTTTAGATTGTATTTTTCATAGTGTTCTTTCTGAACAATGAAAATGAAGTGTGCATCAACATTTAGATTATCAACCACAACTTGAATCATTGGTTTACCCTTGACTTCAATCAATGGTTTTGGGAAAGTGTAACCAGCTTGTGCGAATCTAGATCCTGCACCAGCCATAGGAATCAAAACATTCATCTTTTTATTTCTCCATGGTATAGTTTTCTTTTTGATATTTGTATCAAATTCTTCACAAAAATTTATGAAAGTATCATATTTCAAATCGTAAGCATCTTTTACTGGATACAAGTTACCGCCAGAATTTGTTGCACCTTCACGACCAATATGAGAATCTTCAACAATGATTGTATCTTTAGGCAGTGCTTTCATTTTTGTCATACACTGCCAATACATTTCAGGAAAAGGTTTTGGATTAAAAACATCTTCGTTACTAACAAAACAATCAACATATTGCATTGCATGACAAGAATTCAATGCGATCTTTACTGTCTCACGGATACTATTTGATGCAACTGCAATTTTCCAACCACGTTGTTTTAGTGTAGACATTGCAAGAATGGCATCTTTATTGAAGTATGCATTTGGAAGCAAATCAAAAGTTGCTTCTTGTTTGTCAATCCAAATCCGATCATAGTATTGAACAGGAAGACCTTTATCTTCTGTCAACATTTTTAATTTTTTGGTGGTGTTTAGACCGTCATATTTGCTTAGATGTTCTTCTCTGGTGATAACATACTTTTCACCAATCTTACGTAAGGCATCATTAAGTGCATCATAATGTAGATCACGTGAATCAAGTAAGACACCATCAAGATCAAAAATTACCAATTTATTTGTTGTCATATTAAGTTTCTTTCACTCTCATTAAATTATAAAACGAATTTTCATTACTAGAATGATTACCTTCTAATAAAAAATGTATTTTTTCTGTATCAAAAGACATATCGATCAGTCTATTATATATTCCATGCATAAACCAAGAATTTGCTTGGTGTTCAATCATTAGAGCCTGTAAAAAATAAGGCAAATATACTTTAGGTATTCCATGTAAACAATCACCAACAAATCTATTTCGAGTCCAAAGGTCTAAGTTATCTCTAAAAATAAAATTCATTTTATTCATATCAAAATTATAATTAAATAAACTTTCATTGAAATCTATATCAAATCTTGTAGATATAATGAAATCTAAATCTTCATTCATCAAACCAAATAAACTTGAATAGTAAGTTGTTCTCTGATGACTGCCTTCGAACTTAACAATTTGTATTTTATCAGGTTTAAAAAACTCATTCAATTCTTCAATCTCCGAATTATCATATGTTGTTAAATATAATTTGACTTCATGGTCTTTCCAACAATCAATGATTTTTTCTTTGACACTTACACAATTATTTTTCCAATCACGTCCATTACCATTGGTGATTCCCGTCAATACTATTCCTAATTTCATACGATCTATCAAAAAGTTGTATTTTCCATGTTTAACCAATACTTCATTACTTTACCTTTACCTTCTAAAAGATAAAATGGTAAACAATGCATCATACCACGACCAGAATTGTAGTATAATAGATTTTTAGGACCTCTGTCGAGTGCCCAAGCAAAATGACTTGTACCTGTATCACCACCAATAAAAGTTTCGGCAGTCATAATGTGATTAAGATTTTGTTCGAAATCTGTAGAAATTTTCCATCCATCAAATTTAAAAAAATCACTAAAACGATTATCTACACATATTAACTTATCATATTCTTTATACTCATCAGTTGAATATTTTTTAATGATGGCTTCAAAGACTTCTTGTGGCCAGTTACGATATGTATTGTATGGTGCATCAAAGATTGGACACACAACAATCTTTTTCTCCATTGGTTGTTTATTTGGAATAACTACATTATCACCAATGATATCACGGAAGTCCCATAGATTAACTTTTTTCCATGGTAAATCTTGTAGTCCAGGTTCTTCAGAAAAATAATCCGTATTCTTTAACATGAATTGGTAAAACTTCTGCACATAGTCAGCAGAGTTAACAGAACCAGGTTTCATGTGAAACTTAATTTCTGGTTTTTCTTTTCTAAGATTGGCCACAACATTTGCAACAGCAACCAAGTCACCATTACGAACAGGACCACCAAATACGCCTTCAGTAATATTAATAATCATTTTAGTATGGATAATTATCTAATTCAGTCCCACCTTGGTGGGAATAATCTCTAATTGGAAAACCTAGATAGTCATCATATAGTCTAACATGACACATATGAATTTTATCTAACACATTTTTTTGTTCAGCACTCAAAAACCAATTTACTTCAAAACAAGATTTATATTGTTCTGGTGTATCTAGTGGAGTAATTTTTCTATAGAAATCAAATGTAGAGTAAAACATCAAAGCTGCAAGAGTTCTATTGTCACCCCAACCAGAACATACGAATTCTTTCTTATAGTTATCCACGATAAATTGAGCTCTTTCAATAATTGTGGCGTAAGGTAGTTTAGGATCTGCATCGTAGGTAACTTTAAAAAATTCAGTAAAACCAAATCTTTCCAAATAGTTTATTGCATTATGAATAGATTTTATTTCGGCGATACCATGGTTACGACCTTCTACTGGTAAACCATTGATGTGAAAATCATTATCTGAATCGTAAATAAAACCATCACAGTATTGTTGTGTACTTTCGGATATGGCCGAATGTGAAGCCAAACAAACATACATTCCTAGTTTGCTTAGTTCTTTACATAGTGTTTCTACCATTTTCTTTTTTGTATTGGAACCTTCACCGCCAGTATATGCAGTAATTACAATAGGAACTTTTCTCATAGTGCCAAGTCTTTCACATAAACTAATTTTGATTTTCTGTTACCATAATAATGTCGTTCAAAATCAAACTCAATAGGCTTGTTAAATGTATTCTTCACCCAAGTTTGCATATTGTCATCCCAACACACAATGGTTTCTTTATTCATCATGTCAGAAATAATACCAATACCAGTAAATGTTGTAATGAATGGATTAGGGTTCTTTTTGATGACGTTGCAGTTGTACATCAATGACTTAGAATAGTCTAAGTAAACTACTTTAGACGGGTCTGGTTTGGCACCATGTTCAACAACATTGGTATTGCGTGATGAATCAATAGTTTCGTGTGACCATCTATCACCAATGATATGTTTGTCATTAAAACTTTCAACATCCATATCAGCAACTTTAACTTCAAAGTCATCATCAACTTCAAAATTTATTCCGTAATTATCATTAACCCAATTCTCATAACGGCAAGTCTCAATAGGACGGTTAGGATTATTTTTTTCTTCTCTTGTCCACGAACTAAGATTTAGTACTGTACCATAAACAAATAAGTCATCGGAATAGTTTACACTTGAGAAAATGCCTTGATGCATTAGAAATTCTTTAATGCCGTTAAACTTTTTCATTTCAGGTCTAATGATAAAATCAATATTCTCATTAGTGTGTTTTGCTATACCAGATAGTACTGGCAAAGCACTCATAAAATCACCAAGATTGGCAGTGCAATATAAATGTATTTTCATGCTGTATTAAATTCATTAAAAAGGACAAAAGGATCATGGCCAAATTGATGGTCAGGAATTTTATGTAATTCAAAAGATTCTGGTTCTTTTATATATGATTGTAACCAAAGACCTTGGTCATCATCAACCAGATTCTTATTCTGTAAATCTACAAACGATTCATTCATCAAGTTTGCCATCTTAGGCCACATATCTTTGTGAGCAATAGCTTTAGCACCTAAAATATAAACGTCATTGTTAAGTATAGCTTGCTCTATTGCCACATTGTCACATGACTTGTAATTAAACAGGTGTATCTTGGTAGGATCAAAATCATAAGTCCACAATTTACTATTAGGAATATTCTTCTCACTACGGCAATAACCAAAGTCAATCCATGCAACTAATTCGTTCTTAGTATAACCTTCTTGTACGGCAATATTTGTGAAATGTGCCTTTAGATTAGTAACAAGAACATAATCTGGATTCCAATATTCTGGATTTAGAATCTGTCCAGGATTAACCAAACGTCTAAATCCTAAATTTTCTTGGACTTTAATAATTTTATTCCTTGTAGTTTTATATTCTTCATACAAATCTACTGTTATTATAGTAGTTCTATTTGAACGGTCTTTACAGATTTCTTTTACTCTATCTTGTAATTCTTTAGAAGTAAAAACAGTGATATCATTTTTTAATTGAGCTAGATAACTAAATCTTTCCAGATAAGTGTCTGTTGATCTTTGTAGATAGTGTGGTAAACCTTTATTTGGCGTCCAATCACCTCGTCCAATATCAAAAAAAGCAGTAACAATTGAAATGTTCATATTAAGTTCTATATGTAAAATATTGATTGGGATCTTCCTGACCGAACTTGTTCATCACCAAACTTTTCCAAACTGGTACACGGTCGTATTGATGTACAATACAATGTGGTATTCCAGATGTTGTGGTAATCTGTTTTGTTTCGTAATTAAAGATTGGTTCTGGTTCAGTCAAGAATGGTCTGAATTGGTTTATCTTTGATGGGTCACCAGTAGTACCAAGTTGTACTGCCCATCCATCTTCTTGGTTGGTAAACAATACATTATCTTTATATGGTTGTGTATTCAGTAATACATTATAGACCGCTTGGTCAACGATAGGAATTGGCCTGTTGATTGCATTAGTGAATATGTTGAAACACATATCTCTAACATAATGAGATTTACCACCAATAGTTCCTACGTTGAAAATGGTGTTGCCTTTGAATCTATTATATACTTCTTGTCCGTAAGTTTGAAGTAAGTTTTCATTACCCCATGGTTCATCTTGGTAACGAATAGATTCTGAACCAGCCACCAAAGACCTATCACCCATGTTATCAGTAATCCATTTACATGGGTCTCTTTGAAAATAAACATCTTTAACATCGGTAGTTACAACGATATCATATATTGGATTCTGATGTAGATAATCATATATTGACCAGAATCTTGCAACATGAATTGGTGCATTAATTCTTGGCATCACAACCAATTCAAAACCATGATGTATAAGTTCTGCACAAGTATCATCATCTGCATCACCAACAATAATTACTTTATCACCTTTGAAACCACAAGTTTCGATAGATTCAACCCAAGGTTTTAATTGATTGTAGTTGTATCCTGAAAATGCACCGATGATTAAATTTTTCGCCATGGGAAAACTCCATTATATTTTTGTTTCATTATATTATTACCATTATGGAAAAATTCTGCGTTAACAGAACCTGGATTTCCATCTACTCTATAGTTTACTGTGTACTTACCAGTACAATCAAAATTCGGAAAGTATTGAGATAAGGCTTGTAACCAAACTCTATCTTGTCCCCAACCACCATGCCATACTTGTGCTAATTTTATCGCAATTTCTGTTTTAAGGCAATAGCAATTAGTATCTATATGATTAACTCCATGATATGTTTTCCATTTGCCAAGTGATTCACAGTCATCGTTGGTGATAAAGTTACCATCTTTGTCACAAATTCTTCTGAGTGAATATGTCCAATCAAGCTTCTTTTCTTTGATTGTGTTGATACACGTTTCTACGTGTTCTGGTTCCATCCAACAGTCTTGGTCCAAATACAGAACGTATTCAGTATCAATCAGATGGGTAAACGCAGCATAGATTCGGTGGCCATAGAATCCGTTGGCACCAACATTGATGGGTAGATAACATCTTTCTAAATTTTTTCTGGAAAGAAAGTCATCTGTAATGATTCTTGTTTTTGAGTGGTGTTTGATACCATCAGCAACAACATAACATTTTGTTTCATAGGTTTGTTCAAGTACAGATTGAACAGCACCTTTCAACTCCGGAGAACCCGTAGTTGGTATAATCACGGTAGCTGACATAATTAATCTCTCAAAATTTCCAAATAATTTGATTGCTAAATGATACTGGCGGGTTACCAATATGTTTCATATAATTATATAGTAAGCGACCTTTACCCCTGATTCCATCACCATCAGGTAAATTATCATCAGTAACAACCAATGAACCTGGCCTTAGTGAAGGTAGAATTGTTAGAAATTCGTATAGGTGATGAATTTCACTTTGTAAATGTAATTCTGGATTATCACTAGGTGCATCAAAACTATCCAAGTAAGCAAGGTCTATTTTTCTACCTTCTTTCAATAGAACATCATTAAACTGTTTCAGAAAGATAACACTATCACCTAATACCACTTTTGTTTTATTAGATACTTTACTTACACAGTATTCAACACTTTCTTTTGCAATATCTACTGTAAAGAAATCTCCACCATGTTCATTGATGAAGTCATCAAAGAGTAAACTGCTTTGGCCGTCCCACTCAAAATTATTTTCTTGTCTAGCACAACCAGTCTCAACAATTAACGGATCTTTTACCGTTTTTAAAAAGTCAAACATATAATCAAAACCAGGAGTCCTAGAACCCATGCGATATCTCACCTCATTATATAACTTCATAATTATCTCCTTGTTAATTTTAATATCTTCTCTATTTGTTTTTCAATTGCAGGTTTACGATTAGGCCAATAGATATATTCCTTATCACCTGTACTATGTAGTTTATTTAGGAAAGGGACAATCATCTTTTCAACTTCAGCTAGTCTATTTTTATAATCATCAGCAGTTTCTGCTGTCTTGTTGATTACTGAATTGTATTCTTCTTCTGATACAGCAGAAAAACCAAAATCATCTTCCTGATTCTGGTACTCTTTCATGATTTTATCGAAATCTGTTAATGGCATTTATACACCACCCCCTCTAGCTTTAAGTGCTTTCAAATATTCTTTATCATCCAAATCTTCTGTTGTTTTTGTCAATGTACCTTTTACTGCTTGAATAGCTGTCGTAAATCTATAATTGTAAATTGGCATACTACCACCACGTTTTATACGAACACGTAATTTTAATTCTAAATCAAATTCTTTTGTATTTAATCCTGCAGGGTCACTACCCATATGATATAAACCATAACCACCAATTTGAATATAATAAGTATCTTTTGAATTGTAATATTTTGCAACAGAATCTTTTGGAATACTTACAAAGAAATCTTTGAAGTTTTCATAATCATAAGCAACATCAGATTTTTTGTATTGGGATGTTGGAACTGTAAATTTTCTTGGTGCTCCTTTTGAACCCCATTTTTTATTAACTAAAGCTGGAACACCTATTGCTGTTAAAAATTCTCGCATTTGTTCCGCTGCAGGTGTTTTTGCACCACCTAAAATCCACTTTTCATTTTCCAAATCATAATCTAATGAACCTTGACCAAAATCTACATTCAAATCAAGTTTGATTTCAATTTTATAATCTTTTTTATTATATGTTAATTGTGCATCTGGCGCATTAGAATCTGAACCGGCTGGTTGAAAACTTGATTTTTCAACTTTAGCTGCTTTCATATTTTTATTTACAGTTGCTTCATACAATACACCTTTATTCGACATAATAATTCTCCATAAAAAGAGTATTTATCTGATAATCTGGATGTCTTTGCCTGAGGTCCAGATTTCAAGTTCTGTTCTTATACGACCTTCTTGTTTCAAAGTATCATATCTGTTAGATGCTTTTTGTTTCCACCACGATACAATATTATCCAATTCATGTTTGTGGTAATTTTCACCAGGTAATAATTTATCCGTTTTACAGGCCATAAAGTCTACCATATTACTGTATCCATAATCTGAAACATAATATCTTTTCTTTTCTGTCAACCTTTTAGCGTTCTCAATCGTTAAATGGAATGCCTCCGCTTCAGTACTACCTTTAAGTGCTGCTTTAGTTAAAGATATAATCTTGGTAAAAGTCCTTAGCTTACGGCTTGTGGTTGATGTATCACCAGCCAATAAATCTCCAACTCTACTTTCCACATAATCTTTTAATGCAATATATCTTGGTCCGTGCATCATTGGTACCATGTCAGATTCTGTTAGACCTTTGAAACGAATGTATGGTTTCATACCATCATATTGTGATACAGTCTTAGCAGTACCATACAAACTGGTAGTTTCAAACAAACAAATATTTGAATTGTATTTCTTGTTTACCATTTCTCTAACTGTATGTGAAGTACAGATTGCAGCCAAAAGTTTACCACCAAGATAATTAAAACCAAATGGTTGTGCTGGTACAATCACAAAACCCATAATAGTAGATTCGTTGAATCGTTTAGATGTATCAGGATTCTGAATCCAGACCTGTCTAAGCAACTCATTACGTGGTTTCATATAGATTACTGGTGAACCCAAACGAATAAAACCTAGAATCTTTCCTGTATTCTTTTCTTTTACAGCCAACTGTATATTTTTACCGACTGGTGCTTTGTTAACATGAGATGAAGTAATACTCAATAATGTTTCCCAAGTGTTGTTTGGTATCTCACATACTTCAATATCCATATCATTTGGGTGCATTGAGAAATCAGAAAACAAATCATCTTCTGGTGGAAACAATGATGTTTCTAAACCTTCAAGTGATTTTAATTTTTCATCACGCATGTATTGTTCGATACTTCCAATATCATTAAAATAATCATGGAATGCTTTTGCACAATACAGTGCTTCATCTCTAGTTAATATCATAATTTAAATTTCTTTAATACTTCGTTTGCTTCATCTAAACTGGTAATTTTTGGTTCTGAATCAACAGAAATAATAGATACACTAAAACCCATTTTGGATTTTGGATCGTACTTTAATAATATATTAGATTTCTGTGGATCCCAACTTTTATTATTAAAATTAATTTTTATTTCTTTAATATCTCTTGTGTTCATACTTTAAATCCAGTAAATTTCTTCTGTGATTTTTCACGGTCACCAAATGTGTTTAG